TTCTCTTTTATCGGCGTACCAAATGGTACGTTCCCGGCAATTACCAAAATATGGTATTTTTTTGTCAAAACCCAATTCATGGGCATTGCAGGGAATTAACCGATTCAGGAATCAGCTGGTTTATTGGCCATTGGAAGCAGCAAAAAGGCTCAAATCCGCGTGCCATGCCAATCGGGCATGGTACTACGGGGGGCCTCGCCCGTCTGGGCGACTGCTTATTTTCCAGGAAAGAATAGATGCTTTCATCTCTTCTTTTTCTGCAAGGGCCTTACCTCCAGCTCCTTCCGATCGGAGTCAACTAGACGGGTTGGTTGGTCGTTTGACATCAACTCCCGCGTCTGAGCCCTCTGATTGGAAGGATTTTATAACAACATATGTAAATCGTTGGGCGCCCAAAAGGGGCCAGCCTGAACTATTTACTATGCCCAGTGGCCATGCTGCCCTTGGTTACACCAGGGGCAGAGGTGGCCACGTACAAGCTGTGAAGCATCTTGTACTTGTGGGATATGCTGTTTGCAAGATTGCAGCGTCTGAAGGCAAAGATCCTCCTGAACTCTTTTTGGACGATGACCCATACGGGCACGTTCAATCTGGAGATTATTTGGATCTTCTTTCCGACCAAATGCATCCTGATTCACAATTGAGTCCTTCAAATGTGGATTTTGATACATTGTTCGGAAAATCGTGGGATATCCTTGAAAAGGAACTCCCAGATGTCTCCAAACGGCTGCAATATTACTTGCGGGTAGGTGCTATGAGGATCCTTGATCGCATCACCCACCTACCAATTTTCCCAATTGTTGCAGAGGAAAAGGGCCTTAAGACCCGTTTCCCTACTGCCTGTCTCACTGCTGCTAATTTAGTCCAGCAGGTTTTGAGGCGGGGCCTGGACCATGTAATGGTCCAGGACCCTCGCTTCTCGACAGCATTGGGAGGTCCACTGGACATAGATCTCCGAGGCGAAACGGGCCCCTGGTATTCCCAGGATGCTACGGCCGCGACGGATTTCCATGCCGAGTGGCTCACTCGAACACCTTACGAGGCAGTTGCAATTAGGTATCCTAAATTGCAACCTTACACCAAATATTTTGACAAATTATTTGGTGTTAAGAAGCTTCTGCTGGAGTACTCCGCAGATGACTTATCCCCTGACAGTTTGTTTGAGTGGTACCCGAGGGCTCCATTACTGGACGATTCAGCCAGTCCCCGAACAGAGTTTAAAACTCGTATTCGGGGGATGGATCCCTCATTAGCCCATGCTACCGTGATCATCGAAATCGTCGATGATTGGGTAGATGGACTAAATTCCTGTAAGGGCGTTTTGACGACGACAGGTCAGATGATGGGAGATCCCACCTCTTTCCCTCCTATGATGCTGCACACATTGTATGCAGCCACCAAGGCGTTAGAACTTTTTCCGTATTCGAAAAAAGAATCTAAACGTCGTCATAAACGACTCTTACGTACAGATGTCATTGTACGAGGATGCGGTGATGACGCTCTTAAGCCACGTTGGCCTACTGTGCGTCGCCTCGCTTACGACAAGTTTTTTGTCGAAGCAGGTGGAAGGTTGTCAGCTGACAAGTGCTTCCATCATCCTTCGAGAGGCATGTTCTGTGAGATTGCTCACGAGCATGGCTTCCCGGTTCCTGCGTTCAGTACTTCTGTACTTGTTGCCCCACCTGGAGGTTCCAAAGGTCAAGTGACCTGGAATAACCAAGCTGCGGCAATATCGGGAGACCCCGACCGTCCTCAAAGAAGGTTTTCAAAATTTCTTTGGCGTTCCTCCCCGTATTGGTATACGTGGAAACTCGCAGATCGGTTGGGGATCCCAGTGTCTGTCCCGGCAGCACACGGTGGGGTGGGAGTTCCTCTCTCACCTCATCGGAGTAACGGGTTCCATGTCTCTTGGTTGAGATATCTTTCTCAAGCAGGCCTTGTCAATTATATTGCAGGTCTAGGCTTGACCATTGGTGAACCCTCCTCATCCACTTTTTTGGACAGGAGTGCTCGACAATGGTTGAAAGATGTGATTGCTACTTCTCAGAAAGCTTCTGAGGAGGGCATCACTATTCTCACCCAAGAGTCATTGACGGACCAGGCAGAAGTTCGGTTATCCTTACAAAAGGCATACCGGTCTGCTCTTGGTCGAATCAGAGCTACGGAATTTTACTTCCGTGCACCTTTTGGACAAACTGAGCACAATCCTAGTGTTAGGGTTGCTGTTCGGAAGTTTGTGCAAAAGGTCAGGAGGGCAAAACGAACCCCCGTAAGGGGTTACGCTGCAACTTCTGCTGATATAGATAGAAAAGTATCTTTATACTTTTCTACTGGAGGAGGTTTTCTCCCCGATCCTTGGAAACCCATTCCGACCGCTGCATATGGTATGGAGCGGTCAGGGGAAGTACGGGTGCGCTATAAAGCGCCCCATATCCTGGGGTTGGGATAGGAGAACTCCTTTCTCCCACATGGTCTAGGTAAACCTAAATGCCACTCACGCGCTTTCTGCACGGAAAGTGGGATCTGGGTTGTCCGCGAGGGCAACTGCCCGT